ACTCGTCCAAGTCATACCGATAGTGTGATCGGTGAATGCAATATTACTGTAATTGCTAAGACCAGTCAGAGTGTATGCTGCACGCTGAGTATGTGCTCTATCAAACTTGATCAGTGCAACGTCAGAGTTGGACGTAGTGATTGCAATCTCAGAAGTGGGCACAGTATAAGAAGTGCCAGAATATGGAGCAGCATCATCGAGCACAAAGTCATCGATGTTACCACGGAAACTATTTGCAACTGTTGGAGAACTGACAGGACCACAGATAACAACATCATCAAGAGCAACATCAGTAGTGCTCTGATAACTGATCTGCTGGTTACCGCCAACGAATACCTCATAACGATACAGACCCAGAGATTCTTGACGCTTCTGGACAGTAATATGGACCCATGCTGCAGCAGCAAAGGCATCCCAGTTAGTTGCAGCAACAGAAGAAGCAACCTGAGTGCCATTCAAGTAAAGGATAACCTTCTGATAGTCAGGATCAGTGTTATCACCTTTGATAGTTGCAGTAATTGAGTTGGTATTAGTTGCATCGTTAAAATGCAGTAATGTGGGCTCATGTGCAGTGTTCCATGCTGTCGTATTCATGGACATCCACATTCTGCCACTCCACTCAAGAGGGGTCAGACCCAAATCAGCAATAGTAATAGGTGCAACGTCGTTAAACTTCAGAGATCCGCCGTCAAACTTGTAAACAGCAGCATCATGAGTAATATCAGACTGACTGAAGTAGTTGTAAGTGCCAAGTTGTTGCTTGGTTGTATCCTCTACAGGATTTGCACTGTTGCCCATTCTCCAAGAGGCAAGCTGATCAGATTGCTGACGGTTGACAGCAAGAATAGTATCACCAGAGTTATCCAGGGCATGTGTAACTGCTTGGAAACCAATGTTTGCAGTATCATCAACTTTTGTTTGATGCAGCAGAGTGCCGTCATACTTCATATAGGTGATAACTGAATATCTCTGATTCTGTGCTTCAGTTACATCAGAAACTAGAGTGTAGTTACCCCACTGATCATATGAGATACCTGCATGATGCATTCCCAGGAAATCACCAGCGGTAGTAACAGTCTTACTCCAGTCCCACTCAGTTTGTGCAGTGGAAAGTAGGAACTTGTTGATCTGGATCTTATCATACTTAGATGCTGCAGAGTTGAAGATATCCCAAGCAACAATAATTGCACCATAGTCATCCATGACCATTGTTGGGTTGACAACACGTCCACCCACCGTAGGAATCTGCTTGATCCAATCCATCTCAAGGTTTGCACCATCGTAGAAGAATTCACCGAAGATCAAGTCATCATTTTGATCATTAACACCAATAAAGAAGAATCTATCATCGGAGATCATCATGATCTGATGCATTTTCTCAGAATCATCCTGAGATGCAACCTTACGCTTCTCAACCAGATCGCCTTCAATACCACACTGGATGATCCACATGTCATCGGGATCAACAGAGTTAGTATCGGTATAACCGCAAAGGTAGATACGTTGCTCCTGATCAAGAGCGATAGAAGTTACAAAGTCTCTTCTGGTGCTACCAGAGATACCAGCAATTGCTCTCTGCCACTGCAGGATACCGTCAGGATCGTTTGCATTGTTGAATCCAGACTCATAAAGTCCTAACCAGATGTCTGGGTTGTACGTGTCGTTGTCAGGATTCTTTGTTTGGCCTGTAACATATATGAGGTCGTTTTCTGGAGCAGCATTGACCACCATCTTGAGGAATTCAGCCCTCTTCTGGTTGGCATTGGTAGGAATGAGAGTTCTCTCCCAGATCTTCTGACCCAAGTCGTCAAACTTGGCAAGGAACGCAGACTCATCTCCATCTGTCTCGGTAATCTTACCGCAGATATAGGTATTGCGTTGTGAGGTTACCTTGATATCATTAACATTAATGATACCATCTGCTTCCATGTATTCGGTCAACCAATAGCGAGTTTTCTTAAACTGCTGTGGATGGGAAACACGGATTTGTGGAGGATTCTCAGGATCATAACCATTACCAGAGTTGATAATGTTGACACTGCTGATCTGACCAGTATTTTGTAGGACAATCTCTAGTTGACCATCCTGACCAGCAGATGTGATCAATTCAAACGTAGGAGGAATATCTTCGTTGTAACCAACACCACCCTGAGTTACATTGATACGCTCAATGCCAGACACAACCTTAACTTTGAAGTTTTTGTTGGTGTTATCAATAACAGGGGATGAGTTAAGAATCAACTCATCTTGCTGACGCAAGTCGTGATTAGCTGATGTATTAATCACACCATATGGACGATCACCAATGATCTCCTTACTGTATGATTGGATGCTTTGACCCTTAACAGATTCGATGAATGCCGAAGCACCGAAACCACCAGTATCTCCATCGTCAAAGAAGATGGTATCATTAACCTGATAGGAAACACCAGGGTTTTCAATAACGAAACCGTCGATCTGAGCATCTTCAAACTGAGTAGTTGTCTCAACTTCGATGTCAACTCTAGACTCTTCAGAAACCTGAGGGAAGTAATCATAGATTTGTAGAGTTGCCTCTTCAGACATCTCTAGGACTTCTTGTTGCTCATTAGCATCAATGATTCCGTCGTTATTACTGTCCTGGATCTCAAAGATGAGAGGATATCCTTCAATCTCAGTCGTCAGTACATCTGCTTCCTGGTTAGGTTGACGATCAACATCAATATCAACGTTGACATAAGGATCTCTATATCTTACAACGTCTTGAGGAATGTTTTCCTGGGTTGCACCCTGAGTAAAGTTCCATGGATCAGGCAGTGAGTTAAACTGAGGACCAAGGATATATGGGAATTCAGCAATACCTGCTTCCGATGCATCAATAGTAATAAAGTATGCATAGGTGCCATCAGGATACTGAGGTGTCTTACAGAAACGACCGTTATAGTTGTCGAGATCGCCAGACTGGAAGTCATACTCATAGTCAGCAACAAACGATCCAGCAGGATATGAGGACAGCTCAGGTCCATCAACACGAGCAGGATTGGGGTTAGTTGCTAAGTCATATACAACGTTATCTTTTAGTTTATATGAAGTGCGAAGTCTTCTGATTCCGCTATTCTGGTCAGTTGGGTCAATGTAACCGTAGGGACCGTAGATTGGGTTACCATCATACGCCCAACCCAGAATAGGAGAGTGCTCATAGTTGGATTCAACTTCTTGGAATTGTTGTGTAACTGCATTAAGGAAGACGTTATCGCCAACCACATAGCGGAGTTCTTTAGGATCACTAAGGTGAGCATATTCACCACCGAACTGGTTATTACGACCAGTAAAGACGTATCCTCGTGCTCCATCATAATTAGTGGCAAGATCATACTGAAGGTTTTTATTCCACTCAAAAACTTGTGGAGTAAACTCAGCAAAGTCACCGACAGACTCAAGTCTGACAGTAGTAAGACCTTGGGTATATCCAATACCTCTGTTAGTGATCTCAACACTAAGGACTCTACCTTTATCTTCGCCAATAGTGCCAATTACTGCTCGTGCAATAGCACCAAAACCATCACCATTAATGATGATCGTGGGAGCAGTAGTATAACCACTACCAGAGTTAATAATAGCAATAGAAACAATACGACCATTGATAACAATGGGTTGTGCCAAAGCACCTTCACCAGAGTTAACTCGGATACTAGGTAACTCAGTATATCCACTACCATTGGCAGTGATGCTAACACTCTGAATAGGACCACGGACGTTTGCCTTTGCTAAGGCACCTGTACCACCGCCACCAGTAACTGAGACGCTAGGTTGTGAAGTATACCCTGTGCCTGGTTGCTCAACCAGGATTCTGGTGACACGACCACCTGTTACGATAGCTTGTGCAGTTGCTCCGATACCACCACCGCCAACGATGGAGACCAGAGGAGATTCTGTGTATCCGCTACCTTGTTCAGTAACGTCAAATGAAGTTAGACTACCATTAACAACAACTTCACCAGTAGCACCTGTACCGCCACCACCAGTGATTTCCAGAGCAGGTTTGGATCCTGCATCATAGTCCTGACCAGTGTTACTAACTGTGATGCCAGTCAGTGGACCGAATCTAACAAAGTCGCCAGACTTATATGCCCAGATAGACACACCATTCACCCAAGCACCAATCGAGGTGTTTGCTGAGATGTCTTGACGCTCGGAAATCGTTTGGACTAAACGGGGGAAACGGAGCAGCTTGCGCTGGTTACCAGGAATCAGTGCTGATCCTGTGAAAGGACCAACCTTATAGTTGGGTAGACCAGAGGAAGCAACATAAACATAATCAGCATTGAAGAAGGAGTTTTGGATGTTCGTTGTAAACTCACTAACAACACTGTTAATGGAATTGATATCGGACTTACCTCTGTTAAGGTCCACAGAGAGAAGAATGTTACCTTCTGGAATAATTTCTGTAGGTGTATTAATCTGATATGTAAACTGCAGTGTATCGATACGGGAAGTAACGGTAAACGTGCCGTTGAATACAACAGGGTTAGCACCATAAATCGTCACCTGATCAGATACCAGGAGACCATGTGGGTTATCACAAACAACTGTAGCAGTTTGGTTGTTAACACCACCAGGAGTGACAGTATTAACCTGAATCAGTTTCTTAACGTTGTATAACCAAGAAGATAATCTCTCATCTTCAGATGAAGATCCGAGTTTAGCAACTTTTAGTTTGTCGCCTTGCAGATAGTAAGATCCAGTATCTTCCAGGATCGTTGTACCTGCTTCTGCAATACCAAGCACTCTGAGTTTACACTCAGTAGATGTACCCTTATTGACATAGACAAAAATGTCAGAGTATACAATCGTGCCAGGATCCCAATCTTCTACAACACCATTTTGAGATCTGGTGCATTCGATAAACTGGTTAAGTGATTTCTCCTTATACTGTGCAGTCTCTACATCGTTAATACGAATGGTGCCGTTTCTTTCTGGCCATCCAATCGTGGAGTCAACGGTAATAATCTGACCTGTGGTGGTCAGTGGCTCAACTAGAGTAGTCTTATAAGGGATGATGAAACTACCAGATAGCGTCTCTTCTGAGATTGCCAATTCGTAGATAGTGTCCTTACCTTCAATAATGGTAATGACGTTTTCAATCAGAGCATTTGCTGCCTTGACACTAAGGTCAACAGGATCAGCATACTGAATAAGTTGAGAATCGATGAGATTTCCAGGATCACCTGAAATCAATTCAGCACGCAGAACAGTATCAACAACCCATGTTGCAGCAGATGGGGAAATGATCTCATCTCTAGGATAGTAGATCTCCACCTGCTCACCAAACATGATCTTAAACAGATACTGTGTGGAAAGCTCAGTACCTTTACTGATGTAGAAATCAGTAATGCTCTTAATTACTTGAATTGGATTGATTGAAGAGTAATCAATCTCAATAGTGGGGAGATATTGTCTTCTAAACTTATCAAAGACTTCTCTGATGAACAAAGAGTCTAGGTTGATAACTGTAGACGCTGCTGGGTGAGTAGACTGACGCAGTGTTGCTTCACCAGCGTAGATCTCATTATGGAGGTTGTCATATCCAACAGCACCAGATACACCACGACTACATCCTAGGAATGCAGAAGGGGAATATCCACTACCTCTTTCAATGATCTCGTAACCAGTCAGTTCATTGAAACCAACAGCAACAGATGCTCTTGCCGATTTAGGCTCGGCAATGTAAATTTTAGGGGGCTCTGTTTCAGAATATCCACTACCGAAGTTGGTAATGTTGATATCCGTGATCTGACCATTAAAGATAGTTGCAGCAGCAGTTGCTCCTGTGCCACCAATAGGATCGCCATATGGATCCTTTCTATCGTCAACAATGTACACAGAAGGAGCATCGGTATAACCGTTGCCACCTGTTAGCATTTCAATATTGGTGACGTTACCAGATGCAACAGTAACATCGAGAACCTGAGCACCAATAGGTTGAATGATCCTTGCTCTAGGTGGGGTTGCATACCCTCTACCTCTATTCGTAATAACGATCTCGTAGACTTGACCGTCTTGGTTGATTCTAGAGATTGCCTGAGCGTTGATGCCGCCTTCAGGTGCAGGATCTAGATAAACAATAGGAGGATTGCTATAGTTCAGTCCAAATTCTTCGACAGCAATACTGTCAATGTTTACACGACCTTCACTATCAATTGTAGGTTGACCAATTTTACAACCACCAGGATTGGCAAAAGAAATTGCAGGGATAAAATCATATCCACTACCAGAATTCATGATAGTTAGACTATCAACCTGACCAGTTACATCATCTACGGTTAGGGCAACCTTTGCCAGTGTACCACCTGTAGGAGCGCCTACAAGAGCGATAGGAGGGTTATATGACGTGTAACCCTGTCCACCATCAATTAGGTTAATATTCTTGATGCCACTAACCAAAGTTTTGGCAGTCGCACCCACACCTTCACTGTGTTGGACTACAACTTTAGGTGCAAAATCTAGTCTATAACCACTACCACCAGTTTTAGGAATTAGGCGGTCAACTTGACCAAAATTATCGACAGAGACAACTGCAGATGCTCCAGATCCAAAATTTGGGGCAATATACTCAACAGAGCGAATATGAATATTATCAGCGCCACCCAGTGGGAATCTAAAGATAATTTCACTTCCATATACGGTATAGTCGGTATATGGCTCAAGTTGGCGATTGTTTTTCTTGACAATCAGACCAATCGCTGAAGTTGGGGTATATGGTTGTGTATTTACTCTGAGGGGATATTCTTTCTTACTTTGATATTCTTCAAAGGGTACTGCATCAGTTGTGACGATCGTTTGATCGGCATACCCAACCAAATATATAATTTCAGTGAATGCAGAGTCGTCAGCACCAGATCTTTCACGGGGAGCAACGGCAAAGCGAATCTCATCGCCCTCAAGGAAATAATCAGTCCCAGGGACTAACATTTCATTGTATACAACAACAATTAGGTGATCTACTGAAGGGGGATTTACAGGAGTGCCTAAAAAGTTAAGAGGGAATTTATTTCTAGTCCCATCGAACAACTGGAAAGGATTTTCTAGTTGTTGTTTCTTTTTATCAAATTGTGCAGGAGAAACACCTGGAGTGACAATAGCATCAGGTCCACGAGTAACATTCTCGTAGTAAATTACCTCATTATCAATCTTGATAGATCCATCGGTCGCTTTGAAACCATCAATCGCCTCAATTCTGATAGTCTTATCGTTCAGACCAATATCACTCAATAAGAGTGTATCATTTGACAGTTCGTCTGAGGTATAACTATCGAGATCCAAATAACCCAGAAGGTTATTCAGGATATCGTAAGGACGACCTGTTTTTTCTTGAGACTTGTAATATTGTAAGAGAAAGTCAACAAATTGTTGATCTTCCTCCCTAATAAATTCTGGGAGTTGATTTGCAACTCTATCCGAAATGTTAATATTCTTGTGTGGCATCTATCTCAGAAACAGGAGGTATCTACTGGATATGTAAAACTATCCGTGGGATAATCAATGATATTTATCCCACTTGGGTCACCGAAGTTGTAACCGCTAAAGTTGTTTGGATCGAAGTTGGGGATTGAGATGTCATTGGTCTTCCAATCGATTGGGAAGACATTAACATCAAATAATGTGGGATCAACGCCAGGTGGAATAGTGAGAGATCCGCCATAAGGTAATACTTGAATAGGAAGACGAGTTGTATCGTCTGGTGTTCCTTCAATTGCAATGGGACCTACACAAACCTGACCTGTACTATAGTCAACGCTACCAACAGCATTATTTAACACAACTTCAACCTCGTCTCTTTTTGTGACAAGGAGAAGATTGCCTTTTCCATCATCTCTAATGTTGACGGGGACCAAAACTTGATTTTCGTCTGTAACAGACTGAGATGACGCAACAGGACTGGTTGAATTAGTGCCAGAACCTGATAGGGTCAAGTTAACAAGGTCTTCTGTGTAACCTGTTGCATAGAATGTGCCAGATTTGACCACAGAGAAAGCAGGAGCACACTTCCCATCGTCACCATTGCCTCCACCAGCATTTGGATCATCTTGACATCTACCATCTATACAAATTTGACCTTCTGGACAATCTGCATCGGTAGAACAAGGACCGTCTTTGTTATCGCCGCTACCATCGCCAGGATCATATCCACCACTACCGCCACTACCACCAGGGGTGCCTGAATAATCGCCAGGGTTATAAAGTGGGTTACCATAGTCAAGACATTGAGTGAAAACACTTCCCATCTCGAATTGGTCAAGATTTTGACCGATTGTCAGTTGAGTAACGCTACCAGAAATCGCAGGGTCGCTATTATCGACCATTGAGTTATATTTGGACGTATCAATACGACCACCAAAGCGATTATTCTGACCATTCTTGTTAAATTGGTCAACATTACGCAAAACGTCACTTGCGAGTTGTGCGCCACTCTTATTAGTGTTATTACCGTCGTAGTAAACGTAAGATTTGGGAATAACGTAGAATACAGTAGGATCAATGATCACAGGATCAATTGATGCAACCGTATAACGCTTCAGATCATTCCTGATCTTTGCTTTTGTTGTCTCATTCAGTTTATTGCCCGTTTTTGGACGGATGGCAACATAAACTTTACCGTAAATTGGTGGATTGAGTTTCTCACCACCGTATGCGGTCACGGCAGCTGCTTGAGGATAGATTTCTGAGACAATATGCTCATAGTCCGTCTCAGTCACTGCTCTGTTCTGAGTAGCGAATGCTCTAGGTGCTCTAAATTTAATTGATAGCGCACTTTCGCGTGCTTCACCATCTGCTGCTGCCTCTCTAGTGACGACTGCGATGTTTGCAGGTCCAATTGCACGTTGGTCACTATCTCTAATAGTGCCAATGAAGGCAAAGTCCTTACAACCGTTTGCTTCTTCGCCAAAAGTGGTCACATAGGACAGTCTGATGAATTCGCCATCAATCAATTTACGTCCAAGGACGCCATCACCGAAGACTAGACGGTATCTAAGGTCATCAGACTCCTCAAGGAAGTAAACACGAG